GACCCCAGAAGACAATACAATGCTCGATGAAATCCCAATCCCGATGTTCAACGCTCATTGATCGATGAACGCGGTAAGCAACATAAAAAGATTTACTTTGCCGAGGCCAGATGAGCGGGTTCTAATACTTGGCTCTACTGGCAGCGGCAAAACTACATTTGGCGCATGGCTTCTTTCTATTGCGCCGTTTGATAAAATGCCGTATGTCATCATCGACTACAAGCGAGACGATCTGCTCAATAGCATTGACAATCTTCGTGAAATCACATTAGATGAACTACCGAAAGAACCGGGCTTGTACCATATAAAGCCGAACCCGGTTGCCGATGATGACAAGGTTGAAGAGTGGTTAGGCAAGGTTTGGCGTCAAACAGGTATTGGCTTATACGCCGACGAAGCCTTGCGACTACCGACTGGCAGAACGGGAGCCTTCGAAGGGATACTTACTCAAGGCCGGGCGCTGCACATTCCCGTTATTTCCTTGTCACAGCGGCCTGTCGATCTAACGCGATATGCCTTCTCTGAAGCCAACCATGTTGTCACGTTCAACCTAACAGACCGCCGGGATAGGAAGAAAGTTGCCGAGTACTTGCCAGTGGATGGGGATTTCGAGTTGCCTGACTACCATTCGCTATGGTACAACGTCAGACACAGAATTCAATACACCATGCGTCCAACGCCTACCCCAGATGAACTTCTGGAGACCTTCACAAGCAGAATGAAACCCGCAAAACTACGTCCCGCACGGAGAATACTATAGTGGATAACTACCTTCGCTGGAATGCCGTCAACTGGTTCACTGTTGTCTTGATGGTGAGCGTTGCTTTCGTCCTGTACGGATTTGTTGCCCAGGCTGTAAGAACGGCCATCGGTAGCAGCCCGACTGGTCTGGGAGGTTAAGATGCCGACCTTGGTGAACTGGGAACTCTTGAAGAACCCGATTTCTTGGATCATCATGTTCTTGATGGTTGCGGTTGCCTACATCGGCGCGCACCTCATTACCCTTTCCATCAACGAGTAAGGAATTACAATGCCGCCTCCCGCCCAAATGTCAGCTGCTCAGGCCGCCGCTCAGGCTCAGCAATTCAATATGGCCGCCAGGGTTGCTGTGCTACAGCAGTCCCTCAATATGTGGCAACCGATCTATACCAACACTTTCTCGGCAGTTGTTCCGGGCACGGTGTTTAACATCCCGGTCCGCCAGGTTGGCTTCACCAAGAAGTTCTGGATTGAGCTTCAGCTTGTGGTAACGGTCACAACCGATACTCTGACCTTGAACCCCCAGCTTGGACCGGCGAACATTCTCAGCAACATCACGCTGAATGACCTGGCCAACTACACCCGCATCAACACAACAGGGTGGCATCTATGGATGCTCTCTTGCTACAAGCAAGGCTTCTTCGGCGGTCTTGCGGCTGGTGGCATGGCTTCTTTCCAACCGGCCCCTAGCGTTTGGGGTACGGCTTACACCAATGACAGCCCGATGAACGCCAAGGCTGGCTTTTCGGTTATCTCGGCCGGTGCGACCATTGTCGCTACGGCTGGTACTGTCAACATGATCTATGAGGTTCCTTGCGCTTACAATGATGTTGACCTTCGTGGAGCAATCTATACTTCGGTTGTCTCTGCGACGATGAACCTTCAACTTACGGTCAATCCGAACTTCTTCCAAGGTTCTTCGGCGACCGACGTTACTACTGGTGTTTACAAGAGCAGCACCACCACTCTGACGAACGATGTTATCACCACTTTGGCGATTACTGTTCATCAGAACTATCTTGATCAGTTGCCGTTCACGAAGGACGGTCCGGTTCTTCCGGCGCAAGATCTAAGCAAGATGTATCTTCTCACCAATACTTCGATGACTGGTCTGACGACTGGCCAGGACTACCCAATCCCGTTCCCGACCTTCCGGGCTTGGCAGTCACTCGCCGTGATCTATGACAACGCCGGGACTGTCACGGCTGGCACAGACATTTCGCTCTTCCAACTCCAGACCGCCAACCTGACCAACGTCTGGCAGTTCGATCCGAGACTTGCCGCTCTTCGCACTCGCATCTACATGAAGAACGACTGGCCGCTCGGCACCTATCTGTTTGACTTCCGCGACAAGCCCATCAACACGAACAACTTCGGTAATATGCAGTTCACGGTTCGTCCAACCGGTACGGTCAATGCCGGCGCGAACCTATTGCTTGGCTTTGAAGGCATCGGTATCGCCAACCAGGTCATCACTGCCGGCTCGATCCCAGGGAACTGATATGTGGGAAAACTTTAAGACTTGGTTTGCCAAGCCGTTCTCTGTAGACATGAGCGGCTTTCAGTGGTTCCTTTTCTTTGGGCTACTGATTGCCATTAGTGTCCTGTGGTCTTTCGTATTGAAGCATACCCTTGGAGGTATTGAAGCATGAACCGTACCCTATTTCTCGTCATTGTCCTTCTGATTGGCTACATCTTGGGGGTGAAATTCCCGCAACTGGCTAATGCGGTCGGGTTGTGAACGGGATCAACCGTTGCGAACGCCTCTACCATCAGCGGCGTCAGTGGGAATATCTCAGGATGTGATCATCTTTGGATTTCTCGCCCTGGCGTTCATCATGTACATCACTCTGATGGGCGAACTACAGACTTACTTGGGGTTCTTCATTCCACCTCCCGCAGCACCGGCAAGTAGTCCCGCCTCGCCGTCTGCGGCCCCTGGAGATACATCCGGGGGAGTTACAAATCCGGGGATATTTGGAGGTGACAATCCAGTCGGGGCGCTAACAGCGAACCCGGCAACCGGATTTGGCTTTTTCCCGATGTTGGAGGGTATCAAGAAGAACTTAGGGTCGGTCTTTACAGGTGGTGGGAAGGTAGTCCAGTAACATGCCGTTCATTCTGGTCACAATCGGTCTGGTGCTGTTCGCCGTAGCGATGAACGGGACCTATGGCGCATTGGGATCACAACTGTACAAGGATTTCGTCACCAACAAGCCGCCGTTCGGTATGTGGTTCTTGGCGTTGTTGGTTGTAGGTATGATCGGGTACATCCCAGGTGCAAAGAAGCCTGCTGATACGTTTATGTTCTTGATCATCATCGGAATGGTTCTTGCCTCACAGGGTCAAGGTTCAGGTGGAGTATTTAGCAAGTTCATGCAGGCGGTACAACAGGGACCAAAACAAGCGGCTGCTAGTCCCCTTGCAGCTGTTCCGGTTCAGGTAGCCGGTGGGTCAATCCCCACCTCGGCGACACATCAGGCAGCGTCGGATGCTGCGAGTAATCCGGTAGCGTCTGTTGCAAATGGTGTCATAGGACAGGTAGTCGGAAAAGCTGAAGGGCTTTTAAGTAGTGTCACAGGAGGTTTCCTATGATCAAACTAGCGACCATCGTGAGTGCACTAATTCTGATCTGTGCACCAGCTATGGCTCATGAAGGTGAATTCCATCATGGATTTCATCACCACGGTGGTTTCGAGGGCGGCTATGGGTTCCCCATTCCGGTTCCCCGGCCCTATTATGACAACTATGATAACTACGATCCTTCACCAAATTACCGGTGTTGGTGGCGGCATCATCGCCGGATCTGTGTTGAAGACTAGGTAAGGAGAGTAAGATGAATAGTGGTGTTGAGGCTGTCGTTACCATTGCGACAGGTATCATTGGAGTTGCTATCCTGGCGGTTCTTGTGAGCCAGAAGAGCAATACTACGGGTGTCATCCAGGCATTCGGCTCGGCTTTCTCCAATGCTCTCGGCATTGCTGAAGCTCCCGTCACAGGTGCCTCATATACGCCAAATCTGTCATACCCAGGTGGTAGTGGCGGTGGCGGCTATGGACTGGGTTCTCTGCCAAGTCTAGGGTGATCCATGTTTTGGGGTAAAAGGAAGAAGGTCGATCACGGCGGTAATCCCCAGTATTTGCCTGGAGAAGAACCTGCGCCCTGGCCACCAGGGAGCTACAACGACAAGCTTCGGTTTCAACGACATATTGCAACGGTCACTTCTGGATTTCATGATGACGATGTCCAGCCGTTTCACCTGGCATATGCGTTCAAATCTCAGCCGGATGTCGGCGGCGCACTCAACTACGCCTATGATCTGTATGGCCTACCCCTGAACAACGTCTGCGGACCGTGGATGGTCGCCGAAAATCCAACCCGGCCGCTTGGAGCAGCGCCAGTGGCGTTCTTCCACATGGCCCCGGTCACATCAATCGGCGGTCTCATCCCCGGCCAGGTCATCTCTCAGCCCTTGCTCGGACCCGACAATCCGGGCAGTGGTTACGATATCTACTCCTAAGGGATGTCATATGTTCGAAGGCATGTGGGAAAATATCAAGCAACATCCCTACCTCTATGGTGGAGGCGCTATCATTGGGTTCGGAGTTATCTACTGGATCTTCACATCCGGCAGCGCAACTCCGGCCGCCACTGATCCATATGCCGCTGAATACGCTACTCAAACTGCCGCGGCTACAGCTCTACAGCAATCAGAACTACAGTACCAGGCTCAAACTCAGGCGTCTCAAAATCAACTCACTGCCCAAAACAACCAGATTGCTGGCGCGGAGACAATTGCTCAAATCCAAGCGACCTTACAGAATAACGTTGCACAACTGGCGTCAACGACAACCATCGCTGGTTATGACGCTACAACGGCTCAGACGAAGATTGCTGCCGATACTGCACAATATCAAAGTAGCCTGAGTGCTGCCGTGGCTAACAATCAGATCAATACCCAGGGTAAGGTACAGATTGCCGGTATCACTGCACAACAAAATACTGCAATGGCCACTCTTAATGCTCAGATCAGGGCGGCACAGATTTCGTCAGCTACTACACTGGGCCAGGCTAATATTGCTGCTGGTGAAGCGACGACAATTGCTAATATCGCAGGTGGAGTTGCTGTAGCTGGTATCAACGCTCAAACAACTGCGGCTAATTTGGCTGCTCAGACGGCACAACAGGCGGCTACCTTGAATGCCGCAAATCAGGCGGCTTTAATCTCAGCGCTTAATCAGAAGACTGCTGAAGAAGCCCAGATTGCCCAACAGCAACTTTCGGTTCAACAACATGCCCAAGATCTTGCTTTGCAACAGGCTCAATATCTGGCACCGTTCCAAACGTTTGCTGCTATCGCGGCATCTCAGCATTAGACCGTGGGAAGAAATAAGATGGACAAAGAAGGTGCACTGGCGGCTGTCTCTATCCTGGTTCTCTCTGGAGTGCTGGTTTATGCCTATCGTCACGCTGCTGCTTCCAAGGCCGATAGCCAACAAGAAAGTATCCTGAGTAGCGAAGCTCAACAGTCTCTTGGTGTTATTCAGAGTGAAATCTTACTGACCGGGTCGGCTAATGCATACAATAGCGGTGCCGCTATGTATGTTGCCAATACCCCGTACTTGTTCCAAGCTCCCCTTGGTAATACCATGCCAACATTCGCTGTCAACAACATTCCATTTGCTACTACGGCTGATACGGCTGGTAATCTGCAAAGTCTGTAGGAGACTACAATGCAACTTAAGCCTACGGGTGATGGCCCTACAACGGCCGGATATGTTCCGTTCCACCAGCTTACCTACCCCGATCTGCGCCCATGGCAGGTAGGCGTCGGCACAGCTACGCCTGTCAATACACTCGGATGGATTGGTCATCACTTCTTCAATAAGGTTGGTGGTGGGGTTTCGCCCGTTAAAAATATCATCCAATTCCAGCTTAGACACCTGTGACACTGGATCAACAGTGTGAGCTTCTGGACCCCTCAGGGATTATTGGGCCTCGCGCAAAGTGAAAGCAGCGGACAACCCGGCCTGATACACTATCCCTCTGGATATACACCATCCGGAGTACGATCAAGCGCGTCAGGCCTATATGGCTTTCTTGATAGCACCTGGCAATCGTTTGCAGCTAAAGCTGGCGTTGATACCAATCTGTATCCTAGAGCCTATATGGCTCCGGCCGATATTCAAACACAAGTAGCATCGATTACGCCAACTAGCAATTGGACCTGCCCTGGATGCAATGCTCGAGCCGATGTACTGGCAGGGCAGCCTGGGAACGTGACAAGTAGTGCAGAAATCATTACACCGGGACAGTATCCTGGGGGTGGTGCTACCATTCAAGATAATACGTTAGGAACCTTGTCGGCTGATGGAACGCCTACAACGTTTGGGGATATTACCGGATACAATGTTGCAGGGGTTACAGGGGTTACTGGTACTTACGGTGCCCAGGGGTCTGGTGGTGGCGGTATTGGGTCGGATTATGCGGCCAATGCTAGTACCGGTGCTGCTGCATATGCCGACCCTAGTATGTATCAGCAGCTACCTCCCGCTGTTGTAGAGGCCGGAGACGTCCAAAGTGCTGGTGCTCAAAAGGCAGCTGGGACAGTTGCAGCTGGTGAAACTGGAGCAGCGGGGGTTGTATCTGGAACATTGGCCAGTGCTGTAGCTAGTGCTGAGACCTTTCTTGGCAAGGCGTTTGTGGTGGTGGCGCTGGTAGTGTTAGGGGCGATACTGGTAGCGTTTGGATTGGGGTTGTTTAATAAGAAGATGGTTCCGATATGAGCTTGCTTAGTGTAGCTTTCGGATGGGAAAGCGTGACGTTGCTAAACCATGGACTGGTTATGGCAACACCTGTTAAGACGAAAATGTCATTGCGTGGTATCCAAGTTTGTTGCAGTCTGATGTTTACAGCTGGAGCTACAGGAGCAAGTAACGTCTTGTTTACCGGATGCGTAATGCCCAATAGTCAGTGGGGACATTGGCCGATACCTGGTGACCTTACTCAATGCTATATCGCTTTGGCGGGTAGTCCTGATTTTGGTATTGCTGGATTTGCTGGTGCTCCCCGTGGTGGTGGCTTTGGCGGCGCTGGTCAAATGTTTGCTATCATCGTAAAGACCAATGCGCCTACTGCCCAAAATGTGGTGCAGTACATACCGTTCTCCGCTGATGGTATGCCGGTAAATGTTGGTGATGGTATCTTCTTTCATATGGATCATATGGGTGCTGGTCCCTGCGACCCTGAAATGCAGGGTACTCTGTTCTATACGGTGCCATGATGCCGATGCAGATTAGTAAGGAGGGGTTAGAGCTTCTTAAGGAACGAGAAGGGGTGAGGAACCACGCGTATCAGGATAGTAAGGGAATTTGGACCATCGGCGTTGGGCATACGGGACCGGAAGTAAAAGAAGGATTGGTTTGGACGGATGCGGAAGTCGATGAAGCCCTGGAAAAAGATGTTGGATGGGCAGAGAAGGCAATCAATGACCAGGTCAGCACGCCCCTGACACAGAGCCAATTTGATGCCCTGGTGTCACTGGTATTCAACATCGGGGTTGGTGCTTTTAGAAGGTCCACTGTGCTGAGGTGGCTCAAGGTCGGAAACTTCGAAGGTGCCGCCCAAGCCATTCTGATGTGGAACAAACCTCGAGAAATCCTACCGCGCCGACGTGGTGAATATCAACAGTTCAAATATGGGCGATACTTCGCCCGAGCATAAAGTTCAAAAGTTCAAAAAGTCAAAAGTCCAAAAGTCCCAGTCAAAAGTCCAAAAGGTGCTCGGGCCGACCAGCGCAGGTTTTCCGACATGAATGTGCTAGGGCCGGGATCAATTGCAATCATACTGATTGTTGTTGGGTTTCTGGGGGCGGTTGGATACCAGGCCTGGAAGCAAGGGTCGGGTTTTACCGCGCCGACGCGTGACTTTGTAGCTTTTGCCATTGTGATCACGTTCATTGTAACGATTGGTTACATGATGCTTGACAAGATCACTGAAAGCATGGATATCCTAGTAGGTGCACTCATCGCTGCATTCAGTGCCGTCGTAGCAGTCTACTTCAATAAGGAAAACAAATGAACCCGTTCATGGTATGGATAGCTGGTAGGTTGTTAGAGCCCTCTACCTGGGCCGGTGTCGCACTGGTGGTCAATGGTATTGGAACTGCTGTGCAAACTAAGGACCCAACTAGTATCATCCAAACGGTCGGCGGTCTGCTCGCTGTGATCATGAAAGAAGGCACAGCAAAAAGCCCGACCCCAACGAAATTCGCGGGACCGGGCTCATTGTAATAAGTGACTGTTAGGCGGCCTTCACCTTCTTAGGAGCCTCAAGCTTCGGAGCAATGCGCCCCGGAATGAGAGACCGAAGGTCCGAAAGAACATCGTCCTCTTCCGGAGTGCCGTTGTCCGCGAACTTGTACTCCCAGGTAAACCCGGCCTGGCCACCAGCGACAACGTAAGCTTCGAACAAGAAGGAAACGGTCTTTGCTCCCTTCTCAATCTGA